AAGTGTTGAACCAGAAATTGTGTCTGTCTGATTAACGTGAAAAGAACTAGCACTTATTGCTCCCTTTACTATAAGAGCGCCTGTTAACACCAGCGTACTGGCAGGATACCCAAGATAAGAGGCAGTATGATAAATTAAAAATTCAGATCCGCTGGTTGCGTTAGTTCCAGTCAACAACTGTACCGATCCAGTAGGGCCGGCTGCTTGACCACCGCCCCCTGTACTAGTACAATCTACATATGCCCATCCAGTCGCCATACAAATCTCCTAGAATGAACTAAATGCCATAGTGACCACGCTCAAAGAACCTGATTTAACTGAAACAAAATCTGCGCCATTAATGTCAACAATGATGTGTTCATTGTTACCAACAGCAATACTGTCGCGTGTGCCATCTGTTGGGTTGACTGTCTTAAGTTCGTGCCAAAATCCAGACGCATAATTGTAAGCATATACATTTGTTATGGTGCTGGAGCCCGAACACATTAAATGCATGTATCTTTGGTTTTCTGTACGGTAGCACCCGTTGGCATTGGTAAACTCGGATTCAGACGATAGTGCGTTAAGTAACGACAACTCGGAGCCGGTAACTAAATTTTTATCTTGATTATTGGGTGCTTTGGGTCTTCTTGTTCTTCCCCAGCTATTTGCTTTATATACAGACATAATAACTCCTTATAATAAATTACAATACTAAATAGTCACCTATTTTTTCTATTGCGCCTTTCTTTTGAACGTTGACGTTTTAGTTGGTCGCGACGACGTTGACGTTCAGCACGCTCACTCTTTTCTTTTTTAGCAACAGAAGGTTTTTTATAATACCTTCGATCTCTAACTTCTTCGATGATTCGTTCTTTTTTGACTTTTTTAATAAATCTTCGAATCATTATATTAACATTATTTTTACACTGGTTTGCAGTTACACTTACATTTGATTTCTTTTTCATTAGATCACTTCATTGCTTTCCATATTTGTGATGCGCCGCCTAAAATAGACGAGATGTCAACCCCCGCATCTGAAGGGTTTCCTAAGTCAACCGAACCAGCGGGCGCTTCTTGACTTGCGCCAGGGGCTGGTGTGGTGCCTTCAAATAAATCAACACCATTGTATGCATCTCCACCAATGGCGTCCAACAGTTTTCTTCTGTTTTCTTTTAAAGCTCTTTGTCTTTCTGCTTGATTGTTATTCACAGGGTCAGGTGTGGCGGGCCTGTTTTCAACCAGTGGCTGAGAAGACATCCCGGTTGCAACCTGTGAAACAATTTCCGTCAACAATCCCTCTTCAATAAGAACTTCATTTATACACTCTTTTACAAGAGGTTTGATTAAATTTTTTAAATCACTTTTTTTCATTTTATACTCATATTAATTTATGCCAAAAATTATATAAACTTTCGCTTGTAGGACGACTACCAAGCCCGAGAAGGTTGGCTAGATCTGCGCTTAACTGAAACTCTGTCTTTCTTAAGAATTTTACTAATATTGTTTTTAAATCATTAAAAACTGGAGATCTGCTTGCACTGGATCCGCCGTGGAAATCCGCTAAATAATCAAAGACGTTTTCAAAATCTTTCTCTTTTCTTCGTGCTTCATAAAGTAATAAATCCTCATATACTGCATCAGCCAGTCCAGCTACATCTTCTTCAGTTGCATACGCAACATCCATTTGATTCAAAACACCAAGCATGTAGTTTAAAATCTTTTCTTTTGTATATTTTGGTCCATCTTGTTGTTGTGAAGGAAGCTCCGGTATTTTTGCTTTTGTTGTATCGCGGGCTTTTAAGCCCATGGCGGACTTTACAGAATCAATAAAGCCTTCATCCACGCGCCCAGATTTAATATACTTCCGCCATGATTCAAACAATAGCTTTTGTTTATCATAGCTTAAAAGCTTCTTAGTCACTGCTAAGTACCTCGTTAAGTAAACGATTTATCTTATCAGCTTTAGTAAAGACTTTATTTTCATAATCCTTCGCTTCTTTCATCATAAAAGCACCAGGAGTAGATGGCTCAGAAACCATATCAAAGCAAATTAACTGAAAGTCATCTTCAACAATAGTTTGTCCGCGGCTTTCAGAAACAGAGCCCATTCCACGAGAAGATATTCCAACATTTACATTTGCTTTTACTAATTCTTGTAAAACTTTTCCAGAGGGGGTGTCAAGAACACGAATCTTTCCTTTAACATCCTTGCCTTCCATCCAAATATCAGTAACCATATGAGATGCATTTCTTAAATTAATTACAGAATCGTCTGGGTGATCTAATTCACCAAGTGCTCTACGCTCTTTGACCAACTTTTTATAGTTTTCAACCTCACGCATAAGCACACGGTGTGGGTATATTCTACCATTCCCATTTTGTGTATCAGACTTTTGCATAATGCCTGATAAGATCATGCCACCATTGGCCACAAAACGTTTTTCGTCTTCAGTTAAAAGGTCTTGGCACACGCCACCTTCACACAGTTCGTAATATTCTCTTAATAGTTTCATTTTACCTTCTCAAAAATAATGCGGGCGTTACCCGCCCGAGTTAAGAACCTTTGCAACAGCGGCGAACTGGTTGCAAGCCCCATTTACCGATTAAATAGTTGTTCATTGTTCTGCTCCAAGTTGTTTTTTATTTTCGCAACTCTGACTAATTTTAATTCCCTCATCTCCGAATACCATGTTGAGCACATAAGATGTCCCAGAAGATAGCCAGCCAAGCAAGAAGAAATTAGCCACAGTAACATCAAAACTAAATAGTTCTGTAAACGGAGAAAGCAGCATTAAAAACCAACCTACATGGAAACCCATGCACATTGGACAATTAAACAACTCTCCAAGCTTACCATTGACAGGTCTTATTCTGTTAAAAACTTTACCGTATACGATAATCTGTGTGAGACCATAGGCACACAGGACAAACGTCAATAATTCCAATTTAACTCCTAAATTGTGTAAAGATAACTTAGTGAATATGGGTCGCGGACCATGCCTTGTCTAATTGATCCTTGATCAGTGCTTTGTGGTACCTCGCCCAATTCTGTGGAATGTTCCTTATCGGGATGAATTAGCGCATTATCATCACCAGCAATAATTGCCTCAAGTGATTCAAAGTATGGTCTCTCATCTTCAATAAAAGAATTTAAATTTATTAATGCCAGTTTCGCGGATTCAATGCCTTCTTTAAAAGGTTTCTGAAGTGTGCCTTCCATGGCTCCACAAAAAGCACCTGCTTGAATTGATTCGCCTACAATTACACCGCGCTTTCTTAAAAACGCAAAAAGTCTATTTTGTGCACCATATACAAGATCATTCATAGACTCTTTTGGAAACGCAGTAACTTTATTGGTGTTAGCTGACAAAACAATATCAATATCACCATGATCAAAAATCATCAAATCGCCACTGATGGACTTTCTAATGTCCATTTCAAGGCGAATTGTTTCTTTTACCTCATCTTTGCCAACTCTAATTGTTACTGCCATTGTCAACAATCTCCTGTGCTAATTCTTGTGTTTTAAGAATCTTGATAAGAACCTCTTCGTCAATATTTCTTGAACTAAACGATTCAAGAAGTTCCACAACCTTTTCGGCTTTTTCCTTCATCTCATCGTCGTTTTGAAAAAACTCAGCGGTATAATTTTCTTTTATTAAGTTTTTTAAATTAGAAATCTCTTCGTTTAAAAAAGATTTTAGTGATAAAGAATTGTCGCTAAATGATGTAATATAAAGATTCAATAATGTTCTTTGGTTTTCTAAAAGTGTGCTACTATACTTTTCATTAAATTTTGTAACAAACGATGTCATTGCTAAATTATCAATAGGCTCAAGTGCATCATCACTCTGGCTGCTGGTCATTGCACTAACAAGCTGGCTTTCTAATACAACAGACTTTTTAGGACTTGAATCGTCGGAAAACATTTGATAGATTGTTGCCAATGTTTTGTAGTTTGGAACAAAGTTATTAAATACAGTAGGAGACAATTCCTTGTTAACGTCATCAATTAAATCGGACTGACTAACAAATAGGCCGTGTGCATCTAACAAGCGGCTTGCAATTCTTGCTTCTTTAATAATTTTCTCGGATGTCTTCTCATCGACATTCTTTGTTTCATAAAGTGAACGGTAACACTCAAGGTGCTTGCTAAGAACAGAGCCGGGTTTGAAGTGCTTCTTTAAAATTGACACAGCTTTGTTTTTGCGTTCGTGATCATTTTTTATAATAGCAACAGTTATTTCTTTAACAATTGCCTCATATACAAACGCAGTATTTCTTTTCTTGTTGTGTTTAATTTTCATTACTTTGCTCCGTCTTTTCGGTAATATTACTTTCAAGTCCTTCTAGTAAGTTTTTAATTGAGTTGTTTAAATTAAAGATTTTCTCTTCTTCTAAATTATAAGTAGGGAGTTCGGTCTCATAAATACCAACATTAGCCCCAATAGGCTTGGCCAAACTATTGATCTCTGCACCGGGCATAATGTTTCTAATGCCGGAACTGCTCTTTTGCCCTGACTTTGATTTAAGGGAGCGACTTCGTGGACCTGAGCCTGAACGCCTGTCATCTCTCTTAGGGTAATAAACTTTACCCTTCGCTCCAGGTGTAAGTCTTGGCGCATTTCTAGATCCTGGGGGGACTGCCAATAATGGAGACTCGTCTCCACCACCTGCATCGCCGGCCGGCATCTCTTCAGGTCCGCCTGCATCTCCGCCAAGATCGCCACCGAGATCACCACCTAAATCACCACCTAAATCACCACCTAAATCACCACCAAGGTCGCCACCTAAATCGCCGCCGCCAAGTCCTCCTCCGCCGGTCTCACCAGCAGCGGCCGCTTCCGCAACAGCCTGAAGATTAGCGTCGTGCTTACGGTCGTAGTACATCTCACGCTGGTTGCGCGCAAATTCTTCGTGGGACATGCCAAAGATATTCTCAGAAACCCAACGACGAGAGAAGTAGCCTTCGGTTGCTGAACCAGCAATATCAAACTTCTGCTTCCAGTGCTCAAGCTCTTGAAGCTCAGCAATCTTAGATGGATTGTTTAGGGCTAGCTCAAATGACAACAAGTCATCACCACGGAAACCAAGCGTATATAAGTGAATGATACCAATCTTAGTAAGCTCGGCGATGATAACGCGCTGCAATCTTTGTATTGTTCTGGCAAATCGTATGTCTTTTTGGGCTAGTGTCGTTTTATCTTCGGCGGCGCCTTCGCCCATAGCCAAATAAGCCTGCGGTATTTTAAGGGCAGAAAAAAGTTTGTCTCTTAAATATTTAACATCGTCAATAGCTGTTGTGTTGGTGCCACCGGCAAGATTTGTAATTTCTGTAGCTGAGCCAGCACGAACTGGAATAAAATAATCTTCTTCGATTGACATTGGGTTGTATCGCAAATCAACGCGACCAGTTTCAGGATTAACAACAGAGTGTCTTTTGAGTTGTGTGACAATCTTTTCCATAAACTGCTCAACCTCGTTTGGAGGCACAGCGCCAACATCAATCTTAAACACACGACGCTCGGAAGAGCGAACAACTCTGTATGCCATCATCGCATCTTCCATAAGCGTAAGCTGACGCCAGATACGGCGGGCAGGCTCAAGGATAGAAGTTCCATATGGTGCATACTTGTCGTTACCAAGAATACGGAAATGAGCAATCTGCCAGTTCTCAAACGTCATACCAGCAGAGTTCCACTGATACTGGATGTAGTTTGGATTTGTGGCATCCATACCTTCAAGTCTTTCAATTTCCTGGGCCGGTAGCGCTATACACGATGTAACTCCATGTTTGTCATCAATGTCTAGATACAAGAAAAAGTCTCCATACTTACACATTGTACGAGACCATCCAAAAAGATTATATTCAATGTTCAAAATGTTTCTATAAAGAATATCAAGAACTGCTTTTATTTCTTCATTAGGACATTTAATATTCAACATTGGTCTTAAGTCTGAGTATGTTGTCATCTCGTCGGCATAAATATCCATTGTTGATGCAATCTCAGGCATGTATTCCATTTGATCAAAATCAATGTATCGCTCAGAACGGCGTTGGTTGCCAATCGCATTAGCTGCAATATTATCTAATGGGTTGTATTGTGCTTTTTTAAACTGCTGACCTGAAGCAGAACGAAACCTACTGGAGAATTTGTCTAAGTGCTGTCTTCTAATACGGCGTCCCGTTTGGGAACGATAATTAATAATCGGACCAGAGAAGAGACGTGTCAGTCTTTTAAATAATTCTGACTGCTCATTGGCAGGGTTTCTTCCTTTTGGTTGTTGTCTTCTGTTGTCAGCCATTTATTTTCTCACTTTATAATCCATTTATATTGGTCATACAATTTTTCAGCTTCGCTCATTTTATCAAAAATATTGTTTCTTTTGTAGCCTTCTTGTCCTCTTATTTGCGTGTTCATCGTTGTCTTAGAGATCTTTATAGAACTGATAAAAGCTTTTTGATAGTTTAAGTCTCGTGCGTTTGATTGTAATGCTGTATCTCTTACCCAACAAGCAATAGCCAATGCCATAACGAGATCATCATTATAACCTTTCATCGCTTGAGGCTTACCGTTTCTCCAAATAAATGTTTTCATCTCGTTAATTGTACGAGAAGAATATATGGTAATTAGTTTGTTTCTTATAAACTCTTCTAATTTCGCCACGATAAGGGGTCGCGTCTTCATAGAGGTAGTAAAACCAGCAACAGCAGACGATCGCACTTCAGCTTGGTGTTGCTCTATATACTCATGTGTAGACTTAATAGAATAGTACAAATTTGGATAACCGTACTCGATCAATTTGTCGAGGACCGTGTAACCGATGTTATTATTCTCTACCACAAGCATCGCATTTCCAAATTCTCGCCCTACTTGGTTCAAGAAGTTTGCGTACATGTCTGGCGTTGGCTTACCTTGATACTCGCCTACTATTTCGAGAGTCTCTAATTTTATCATATGCAATGTAGAATAGTCAGCGCCATCACCCCGCGATACATCTGCTACAGCAAGATAATTGCACGACGGGTCAAACTCTTCCCAGATCCAAAAGTTTCTATCAAAGCCTGTTCTGTACTTTGGCTCTTTAACGTTATTTAATAGCCACTTCATGCAATCAGGATCGATCACAGTCTCACCAGAAGTATTGAAATTGCACTCAAGCTCCTGTGCTATTTGTCGCTTTGACATGTTCTTGGTTTCTTTTTCATACCATGCCTGATTTCTCTCAGGATGAACATCCCAAGGTAACGTTGTTAATTGAAAATTGTTGGCATTTGTTTCTGCGTCGGTGCAGGTTTTATGAAACCAGTTACCAACACCGTTTGGCGTTGAAAGCGCAATGCAGCGACCACCAGTAGACAGCGTGGGATACAAACCAGTCCATAGTTCTTCAAGACCTTCAATGTGTGCTGCCTCATCAAGCACGAGCAAAGATAGTGCTTCGGAACGACCAGCGTCGCCAGAGGTTGATGCTGCTTTGATAGAAGAGCCGTTAGACAATTCAAAAGACGTGCGGTTATCTACAGAGATATCTGCAATCTTAATCCAATCTGGTAAATTCTTAATAATGCTTTTGACTTTTTTAACCAAGTTACCAGCGGTCGCAAATTTAGTGGCCATGACAAGTATAGATTTGTCACGGTGAAACATCATCATCCACGAGATGTAACCGGCTGTGATCGTAGAAATACCAAGCTGTCTAGCTTTTAAAATAATATTAAAACGATAATCGTTAAAATCAGATAATAATTGATCTTGGAACTCATAGGTGTCAAACAGAATCAGCCCGTGCATCGGATGAGATATACGGGCATAGTTTTTTAGAAAATAAGCCGGGTCTTTACCACACTTAAGTATTTCTTTTACTTGTTGCTTTTTGTCTAGTTGAAACGCCATTAGTCATTTGATGATTTAGGTCTCGTATCATTTTCTGGTCGGGTGCCACCCTTACCATCCCAGCCGCCTTGCTCAACAAAGCTACGCCAGTTTGACTCAAGACGATCTTCTGACTCTGGTAAAACTTCTAACTCTTCACCAAGACCGCCAACCTTGTAATGCATTTTAGCGGTAACCCAGGAGCGAACACGTGTCGAGTTCTCAACTCTGATGTCTACCTCGCCTTCAGCAGTCAAAGAAACAGAATTGCCAGTAATCTTCTTGTATTCTTTACGAAGAAATTTTACAATCTCAGCAAGCTGGCTTTCAATTTCAGACTCAAAACCATTAGCATAAACTTCTTTAAGTTTAACTTCTGACATGTATGAAAGACACATCATGTTGCCATAGAAGCCAACATTAAAGCCATCCATAACTCTTTTGTCAAGAATAGGATCACCCTCTTCTCTTTTAAGCCCAGCAAGCAATGGCTCGCCGTTTTCATCAAGCGCTCCATCGTAAGCATTGGCTGCGGCCTGTGAAAGCCCTTGTACTATTTCATAAACTGTTGCCATTATTTGGTCTCCATCCTTTTAGCCATCTATCTTCTCTGCCATCTACATATTGAATAAAGCAGTTATTGCAGCATTCATATTTAATTAAGCAGACATCATCCTTAACACTTTTTAAAAAAGCACTACAAACAGGACAATTTTTTAAAGATTCTCTATTAAGTAGTTTTTTTGATACTTTAAAGCCATCTGCATCTATTTTTTCTTGACCCTCTTTAGTGTTAGCATGCAATTCATAATATTCTTTCATTTGTTTAAGGTATTCTTTTTCTTTATTCTCGTTCCAATTAGATTTTGGATTTGCTATAGCTTCTTCGCCATATTTATCTTTTATTGCTTTTTCAATCGCTGCAATCTTATCAAAATCTTTACTCACCAAACACCTCATGCGCAGCATATGTCATCGCTATTCCACTTGCGACACCAACAGCGATCCATAGCGCTGGATTCTTTTTTGATTGTTTGCGTAAAGCTTCAGACAATGCATCATTTTCTCTATTTAAAGATTCGATAGTCAGCCTATATTCTGTCTGCAACGAATCGTACCTAATATTTAAATTTTGAATTTCTAAATCATATTCAGCTTTTTGTTTATTAAGCTCAAACTGTATTGCTGCATCACAGCTTGTTTTAGCAAATTGGAAATCAGCTAAAAGATTTGCTGTGGCCGGGGGATCAAATAATACACCTTCAAAAGGCGCACACTGATTAACACCTAAAAATGTAAACTGTCCTGGTGGTGCTGCTTTTGCAGCACTACTCCACAAGCTCAAAACCAAAAGTGCTAATAATTTCATTGGCTAATCCTTCTTTATCTTGTGAAAATTGCTCTTCGTAACGCTTAGTTTTTTTTTGCTTCTCTCGCTCTAACTCGTCACGTGTTTTTTCGTACTCTTCTTCAATACCTTCAATTGTATCTTTATATTCTTGCAGAGCCTGATCTCTTCTGGCAAGCTCTTCGCTATGAATGTATTGCAAAGCTTCAATTCTTTCTTCTGTTTCTTCTTTTGAGATTTCATATGCTTTTCTTAGTGCATTGTAATCCATTCGAGACTTTAATGCAACAATCGATAAACTTGCAATTATCAAAAGTTCTTTCCAGTTTTTAAGTGCAAATTTTAATATGGCGGACCAGTTCACGCAACACCTTTGAGTTTGGCAATACCATCAATTACTGCTTGACCACCAATATAGATTGCTGAAATCATAACCCAATCTTCTGATGTAACCTGTGAGGCTGCTAACATACCAGTTGCAGTTAACCACACAAGAAACTTGCGAGAAATCATTCTCTCAACAAGTGCATCAAGTTTAGCCTTTGTGTACGCCATCATTTTTTACCTCGCTTCTTTTGCATCATCTACATTAGCATAGAGCGCTGCTAAATAATCTTTAACTGGCCCGTCCGTGCACCCTACTTTTGAATCATCTTCTTTTTTATAAACACATTTTCCTTTGGAATAATATCCTTCAGAAATTTGTTTTTCTGCTACACGACGAAGTGGAACATCTGTTGGATCTGCTGTTGGTCTAACAGCCATAGAATCACACTTAGCCCCTTTGCCACCACTAATCTGTATATCACTTATTAATTTTTCCATGCCATATGCAACCATTCCAGGATCGTGACCCATTTCAACTAATTCTTGCATATAGCAAGTTAGTACTTCTTTGAGATCTTTTTCTATCATCTCAGAAGGCAACGTTTCTCCACGTCCATATACTCTTTCTGATAATTGTTCGCCACGCATATAGTTTAATACACTTGACAAATAATCGTGAGCTTTTGTAATTTTAGACTCAACCCATTCTTCTAAATTACTGTCATCTTGAATCATAGATTGTAGCATCGCTGCTAGTTCTGTAGTTCTACCTAACTGGTTCCTGGCCATAGAGCCTTCGCCATCTTGACCTTCATCAATAGAACCCTTTAGTCCTCTACTGTGTGGTGAGGCAACACGACCCAAAGCTTTTTGTCTTAGTCCAATACTGAGCGCCTGTTCGCCTGTAACAGCAGATGCTAAATAATCAATACTAATGTCTAAATCATCTATTGTACTTGTCAAAGACTCAATAGCATTTGTTAAATCTCTATTATTATCAATTTGTTCAAAAATGATTTTTTTGATTTGGTCTTTGTTAATTTTCATGAAAAGAATCTCTGGAATTTTGCATTTATTAGGGTATGGTGTTTCATAAATTCTGGTATGCAATCAAGTACACACTGATCGGTTGCGTCACCCTCAAACCACTCAACAAACAACTGGACAGCATTTGTCTGATCTAAAATCCTACTGCCTACACCACGACTAGCACATACTCGAACAAAAATTTCTTCAATTGGTTCATCTTGCACTTCTTCTACAACAGCAAGCTCAGGCGCTGTTGAAGTTCTACTAACAATAAGTGCCCACAATTTTTTTAATAAACTCATAACACATCATCTCCTAAATTTTTATAGCCGATTTCTGCAGGGTCTTGACTGTTGAGCCAATCTTTTATTTTTTCTTGGTAGTCTCCAGGAGATGTAGCATCTCTTCTTAAGTAGTCAAGCTCAGAATACATCTTTTCATCATCAAAAAGCCAGTCCATGCCAACATCTTGAAGATCAGACATCAACTGATCAGTGACTGCTTGCATGTCCATAGTCTCGTCAAACTCAATTTCACTATCTAAATCGGGGGCCATAGATTTTTCTATACCTGAAACAGCGCGTCCCGGTTCGTACTCAGGAGCTTCATCTAAATGCTTTCGCCAATTTTCAAATAGTTTTTTCATCATGATCTCCTATGTTGCTAATCCATTCATATTTAGTATCAAAATGTATACAGTTCGATCATATGATCAATTTCGTCTTGTAAGCGGCGCAAACCTTCAACGTTGTTTTGAGAATTAAGAGCAGTGTTAATAAGCCCCATCACCACTAAGCCCATCTTTTCAGGTTGAACATTTCTATCAAATAATTCTTTAACAGAGTTTTCAAGTTTTTCTTTAGCCATATCACGTTCTAGATTTTTCTCTGCATGTGCAAACTTATTGGACTGCTCTAATTCAGGTTGCTCTTCTTCATTGTAGTAGTCTTTAAGTTCTTCTGCAATGATCTGTTTAAGTTGTTGTTTTGTAATCTTCATGTTGCTAATCCATTCATACTTAGTATCGCAATCAATCCAGGCACATTCTTTCTGACATAAACGCCAGAGAAAAGTGTCTCGCATCGACCGCCGACATAAGCGATTGCCGACTCAATATTTTTGCTGACCTTGGGATCTGCCACCATCTCTTCCGACACAACCAGCACTAACGAGCCTGCAGCAGCCTTACCCTTGGGTGGAGGACATGCAGAACGATTCATACAGTTGTGAACGATCACCGATCCAAGCTTTCCAGTATTTGGATCCTTTATCATGGTTGAGCCCATAAAGGCTCTGCCGTCATTGCCCAAGCATGTTTCCAGATCTTTACTATCAAAAGATTGGATCGGTGAATCCTCAGTGGAGAGTTTAAGCACTTGGGCAAGCGACTTAGCAAATTGTGTGTTAGCGACAGGATACATACCAAGCATGCCGATTCTGCCGCGAAGTAAACGAGTAGAGCGCTCGTTGTCAAGAACAATGTGCGGATGCTTAGCCACATCATTAGCCAGCGTCAACGCATTACGAGCGATTGTTGGATTAAGGTTTTCTTGTGCTGTCGGCCAAGAAACTATATAAATAACTTTACCAGAGGATTGAACAGAGCGCATGTACCGCTCAAACACAGAATGCAAAGCAGTGACAGAGCTACCGGTACCACCACCGCCCCCAGCAAGCACAAATAACCAGTCAACTTTTCCAAGCTTGATACGTAATGCATCTTCTACAATCGCTCCATTTTGAGATAATACCTCTTTTCCATATTCTACATTCTTACCAATTCCATCGGAATCAGGAATCAAAACGACGTGATCCTCTTCAACATTTTTTGGAATATCTTTTCCAGTTGTGTTTACGAGTAGCGTTTTATTGAAACCTAATTCAATAAACGCATTCGCCATTTTGTTGCCTCCA